TAGAAATGGCAGGATTTCTATCCGTGAGCTAGAAACTTCGACGCAAGCAGAGAACGTCTTCTACGTCTCTAAATCGGGCAGTGATAGTAATGACGGTACAAGCTTAGCAAACGCCTTCTTAACTCTTGATAAGGCTCTTGAGGCTGTAGAGACACGTAGGGTAGCTGCAGGGCTTGACGCTGACGGAGCGCAGGGTTCTGTTTTCTTGGCCCAGACAATAAGAGATTTAGGCTTATATATTAGCGCCTCTGTATATGATATTGGATTTGGGACAAAATTTAATAGTGTATTTCAAGGTCGAGCAGGTTCATACACAAATGGCTTCGAAGAAGTATTAGTCTCTCTAGAAGAAACAAAAAGATTAGTAGGGCAACTATCTAATGTGTCCGGTGATGCTACTTCTTCTGTTAGGGCAGCAGATTATTTCAATGAGGTTATTGATATTGTCCAAGGAGGCAAAGACGAAGCCGACACACTAGATGCCGCAGCTTATCCTTTGCCAGCAGATGACACATATTATATTGCTTCTGAAACGCAAACTTCAACTGAAATAAAAGCCGATGCATTAAAAACATTACAGGTCTTAGATGCAAACAAAGTATTTATTTCTGAAGAAGTAAACTTTTGGGCTAAACTTAACTTTCCCGGAATCACTTACGACGAAGAAAAATGTAAGAGGGATGTAAGGTACGCTGTTGAAGCAATTATGTATGATGCTGCATATTTAGGTAATAGTGCTACATGGCAAAATGCTAATTTCTTCCACTATGATGACGTTGCACAAATTCCTGGTGATCAGAAAGCGATTACTGTTGGGGCTTATCGCAGGTTAAAAGAAGTTATTTCGATTGTATTAAATCAGCAAACTTTAACGCCACGTTCTGGTGATACGTTAATGCAATCTTATACTGTTTCCCAAGATACAGTGACTGCTTCGGCCCCGGATGCAAGTAAAATCTTAACGGTATCAGAATTAGCCGATATTATCGCAGATACAATCGCAAGTGGCACCTCGGCTTTACCACTCAGGATTGATCCAGACAATAGTCTTAACGTTAATTTTAATGCTGTTCCGACAAATCTCAGGTTGGCAAAAACTCAGATAGAATCGCAGCAAACGACTATAATTAACAGTGTTGTCGATTATGTTGATCAACAGTTCCCGCTATTGTTCTATAATATCGGCGACCGATATCTTGATGTTCTTGACGCACCAGAGCAAGCTAATACGATTAAGATTATGACGGGCGACTACACTATTAATAATCCAGTGACTGTCCCCGCCAATACCTCTCTTGTTGGAGATAATTTAAAGAATACTAGTATCCGCCCGTTAAATAAAACGCAGGATATGTTTTACTTACATAATAACTGTTATCTATACGGTATGACCTTTAGGGATAACCTTCAGCCAGGAGCTGTAGTCGCCTGGGACCCTTCTGAAGATTCGCAGTCCAATATTATCATTAACTCACCATACATCCAAAACTGTTCAACTATCACTGGCCCTGACCTAACAAGAAATTTTGATGGTTCTTACGTCTACGCTGACAGTGACGGTAACCCACTGGCGGGTGGAGACGGTATCCGAAACGACGGCAACAATGCTGGCGGAATACGTTCCATGGTCGTAGATTCCTTTACACAGATTACTCAAGGCGGTAAGGGCGTTTATCTGAAGAACAAAGGTTACTGTCAACTTGTTTCGATGTTTACAGTGTATTGTGACGTTGGGTTCTTAGCTGAAGATGGCGGGTTTGCTTCTATTTCAAACTCTAACAGTTCATTTGGTAATATCGGGGTTAAGGCCACAGGCGTCTCAAGTGAAAACTATCGTGCTAATGTAAATGGAAATCAAAACACTTTAGATAACGTAGTTTCTGTAAAAAATCTGTACACTAGGCCTCTTATTTCTGATGCAGTAAAATTTGCTTCTGATCCATTATACTTCACTGTAGATTCTTCTTCTTGGGACTCTAGTACAGGGTTAGCTGAAATTAAACTCTTAGAAGTTCCTGATGTCGATTTTGTTGATAACGACCTTATAACTTTTCATCAAAGAAGTGCTCTTTCTTCATCTGGCCACACATTTGAGTGGGTCGGGACTGGAACAGATGTACGTTCGGCGTTCCCATATCGTGGGGGGCAACCTAACCAAGCTGATGAAGTGGTGCAGGATGCTAACAGAGCTGGACTTTGTTTCGTTACAAGTACTGACCAAAAAGGTGACTTTAGGGTCGGCGAAGACTTCTTAATTCAAAGATCAACAGGAACGATCGAAGGTTTAGCCTTTGATAGAAGCTTGTTCTCACGTGTTACTCCATTCTCTCTTGCGCTGGAAGATTAAAGGACCAATTAAATGGCTGATTTAAATGTTTTTAGAACCCTAACCAAGTCTGTTAAAGACAGCACAGGCGATTTGGATATGTATACCGCTCCTAACGGCTATACTGGTATTATTTTGTCTTTTCAAATCACTAATGCTTCGGATAGTAGCGAAGAGTGCTCAATTACTTTCCACGACTCAGCTGGGGCTGAAGGCGTCCATCTGCTTTCCAAACTCGATGTCCCCCCAAGAGAATCATTCAATGCCACTGCGGGTAAGACAGTTGTTACTTCAGGTGGCGTATTAAGAGTCCAAGGCCGAAGAGATGATAATCTTAAAGGCGTCATTGGCATTTTGGAGTCTTTAAATGGCTAAATTTATCAGCGGAAAAGTTAAGAATAAATTTGTAGCTAAATTTCACAAACCTGATGAAGTTGAGCCATTTTTAGGATTTCCTGACCAAGCAGAAGCCGTTATTCTTTCTGAGGCTGACGGCACAAGAACATTTTACAATTTTGACCCAGCGACTATTATTGTTGATTCAGCCACCAACACTATAGCAGTATCGCTAACTGAAATTTCGGATGTTTTTGATTCGCAGTTCGGCACTAAAAGTATTGGCGATCTTATTGACGTAGACTTGACGGGCATTGACTCTGGTCGAGTTTTAAAATGGGATGGGGCAAAATTTGTCGCAGGATTTGATGAAACCGTCCTTGATAGTCTCGGTTCTTCTGCTATAGGTCTTGATGCTTTAAGTGTAGATGACGATGGGGGGTATGGCTCATTAACATATAATGACTTCAGCGGCGTATTTACTTTTATCGGCACTGATTCTAATGAGATTAAAGATCTTATTGATTCTAGTTATATTAGAGGCTTCTCTACAACTGCAATCAATGAAACTGTTGATTCTGAATACGTCAGACCTCTAGCAAGAGCAGCTATTACTGCAGGGGCTAATATTAATTATGATTCTAGCTCTGGTGTAATTAGCTTAGGGTCATTCGCTCCTATTGGTGTTGATAGCACATATACAATACCATTAATCGAAGAGATCGTTAATGACGCTTATGTTGAGGCTTTAATAGACTCAGCTGAAATTCAGCCACTTGCTAGAGCGGCAATGGTCGCTGGTGATAATATTTTATATGATTCAGCGACAGGTGTAATTACTTCCCAGCCAGTAACAGACTCTTCTATTCGATCGGCGATGGATTCTGCAACAATACGTCCTTTAGCTAGGGCTGCAATTGTAGCTGGCTTCAATATAGAATATGACTCAGGTTCTGGTATTATCTCTGTACCTACAGCTAGTCCGACTGGCGTTGATAGTGCAGCGACCATTACTGTAATACTTGAGACAGTCGATAGTTCTTATGTTACTAATAGAGTAGCTTTGGCAACAGACACTGTTAAAGGTAAAGCAAGCTTCGCTGCTAACGATTTCTTGGTAACTGATGGTGCAGTGTCGATTAAGACTGACGGTGTATCTAACTTCCAAATTTTGAACAGCAAAATCGAAGTCACGGATAATACAACGACAGCCGATTTAGATTTAGGTCAGACCATTACATTAATCGGCGATAGTGGCGTTAGTGTAAACGTGATTGACAACGGCTCGGGTGTCACTGCAACGATAAAACTGGATAATACAACACAGGCTTCTATTGATTCTGCTATTAGTAATTTGGACACTCATGATAGCGCAGCTGTACAGGCGCAGATTGATTCAAACCTTACGCAAAGCACTATAGATTCTTTTGACACACATGATAGTGCGGCGATTCAAGCTCAAATTGATTCTAGTCTAACACAAAGTCTTTTTGATGGTTTTGACACTCATGACGAAACTGCCACACAGGCACAGATTGATTCATCGATAGAAAATAATATTCTAGGCACTGCAAATCAAATTACTGTGACTACCAGTGGGGGTCAGGCAACAATAAGCCTCCCTAACAGCGTTACCATTGATAGTAATTTAACGATTAATGGTTATCTTGCTGGCCCGGCAAACTTTACCATTGATCCTGCAGGCATCGGTGATAATACGGGTAAAGTAATTATTGCTGGCGACTTACAGGTTGATGGTGTCCAAACCACTATTAATTCAAACACTTTGAGTGTAGGCGATAAAAACATTATTTTAGCTGATCAGGCAGCAGATTCAAGCGAAGCTGATAATGCTGGTATTACTGTTAATGGCGCTAATGCGAAGATCACATACACTCAATTAAACGACAGATGGACTTTTAACAAAGCTCCACATTTTAATTCGAATCGACTTTTGACAGATGCGGATTCGAATTATGTTGAAGCAGTCGTTTCAAATCAAGTAACTGTGCCTTATATTAATGCTCTTGCTAACACAGGAATTTTTGATTCTGACCTAATTCCGCTACAAACTGATCAAATTAATCAACTAATATCGATATTAGTAGATTCCAATTATATATCACAGTTTGCTAGAACAGCTGTTTCCGGCGGCGCTAATATTATTTACGATTCCGGCTCTGGTGTAATTAGTGCTGTGACTAACGAAACCGAAGTAAAAGGTTTTGTTGACGCCACCTACATAAAAGGTATTATTAATAACGATTATGTTTCAAGCCTTCCGGATACCCATGATAGCGCTTTAGTTTCCCAACAGATTGTTGATGAAGTTGATTTTAGTTTTGTTACTGCTTTAGCCGATTCAAATTATGTAAAGACAGTGACGGGAATCGACGCTGATACGCTTGATGGAGTTGATGGCGCTGAGTTTTTACGCTCGAACGTTAGGGATGCAAAGACTTCTGGTTCTTTAGTGTTCCATGATGGAGTGGCCTTACGGTTCGGTACAGACTCTGATCATACTATTAGTGAGAACTCTGGTAACTTAGTCATATCAACGACTACTGGATCATTCAAGGTCAATACTGCAGACTTCAAAGTACATAATCAATCAAGTACCGCAAATATGCTGCGGGCGGAAGAAAATGGTGCTGTTACATTATATAATAATAATGTAATTAGATTAGCAACGACTTCATCTGGTGTCGATATAACTGGTAATTTGGATGCAGATTCTATTAGAACAACGCATCTTGAAATTGTTGGTCAAGTACATCTAATACCAACGGCACAGAATGCATCTGGATCGCAAGTAGCGGTAAGTTCTGAACCTCATAATAATTCTCCATGCGGGATAGAATATATGATTCATATGCGAGATATTAACGGCTCGACAACAAAAGGCGAGACCTCTTTCACAAAAGTTATTTGTACTTTAGATAGTGATTTAAACACGGCATTTACAGAATTTGGTACATTATTAACAGGCGATAGTGAATTCGGCGATTTCTTAGTTGAAGCTGATGCCACAGACGTAAAACTTAAATTTACAAGAAGATCGACTAGAGACGGGATAATTAGAGTTTCCGCTTCTAAAACGGTTATAACATAAGCCTTTGGGGAAAGTGAAGCATGGCATCACAAAGTAAAAATTTTGTAGTAAAAAATGGTCTGTCTGTTCAAGGTGGCGTAACATCTGATTCCGATATTTCAGTTGAAGGTCATATTGTTTCCACTGAAAACCTTGAGGCAACTGACGTTACTGCATCAGGCACTGTAACTGCAACGACTTTTTCTGGATCGCTCGCTGCTTCAAACCTTTCAGGCTCAATTGACTCTTCCCTGATTCCTCAGTTAGATGCGAGTAAAGTTACAAATCTTCCTGCTCTAACGGATTCTTCTGTTATTCAGGGTATGATTGATTCTAATTTGGTTAATGATATTAGTTTTGGTGCTAATATAAATTTAACAAATGGCGCTCAAATCAACCCAGATGTGGCCAGAGAATTAAGAATTAATCCACTAGGTACTTCTGCTTCAAAAGTTCATATCGGTCCTGGGTCCAGTATTTCTGGACCGCAATTACAGATTTTTGATAGTAACAATCAAAATGATATTGTAAGAATTGGTAAGGCTGGTAGCGATCTTAACTTGATGTTGGGTGAAGGTTTAAATGAAGGCCCAACTTACGATTTTCCTAACGCTGCATATGGACACAATTTTAAAAGAGGTAATGGCACTCAAACTATCGCAGCGCTAGGTAATGCTGTAGAGGGTTCAACTTTTTATGTAAATTATAATAGTGGAACAAAGGGCTACGTTGAGGTAAATAACGCAAATAGTGCCAGTCAAAATTTCGCATTATTTGAACTTTTTGGTAACTCTGGTGATGCTTCAATGTTGTTCTCAAGAAGCACTGGTGCGCCATATAGACAATGGTTAATGGGCTTCGATGCTAGTTCTGATGCATTTAAATTGGGATACTATGGCGATCGTGCCCTTGATGCGGATTTTTCTAATGTCGATTTCACACACTTTGAAATGGATAAAGATGGGGCGGTAAGATATAATAGCCCCATGCATTTTAAGGATAGTGCGAAAGTAGACGGAGCGTTCTTGGTTAATGGCCAAGCTACATTCACAAACGAAATTAATATTTTTGACTCGGCTAATGGGACAGAAGTTGCTCAATTTACTGGCGATCCTGATAATGGCCTAGTCATTCATTCTCACGCTCATAACACCGATGGCGGTATAAGATTTGTAATTCATGATGGGGCAGATTCTGACTACTTAGTGCTTTCTAAGCCTTCGGGTATCTCTGTTGAGAACAGAAGAGTAAGAAATGTTGCTGATCCTGTAGCAGAAAAAGATGCAGCAAATAAGCAATATGTTGATGCCATCGCTTCAGGATTAGCGATTAAAGATGCGGTCCGTGCAGCTACTACAACGGCACTTACAAGCACTAATGACATCTCCGCTATCGCATATGATAGTGGGACTGCTGGTGTTGGATCATTTATTGATATAACAGGTTCAAATGCTCTTAATGTATTAGACGACATTACGCTTACAACAAATGATAGAATCATCATTAAAAATGAAACTGATGAGCGCATACATGGTATCTACATTTGGGACTCTGCTCATAGAATTACAAGAGCAACTGATTTCGATGAAAATACTGAAATTAATGGCGGTGAATTTGTATTTGTACAAGAAGGTACAATAAACGGTAATATTGGATTCGCTAACAATGATGCAGTCAGCGTAGTAGGCGATAGTGCAATTCACTGGATTCAATTCTCGGCTGCTGGTCAAGTTGATCCTGGTGATGGTATCTCTAAAACTGGTAACACGCTTGCTGTAGATTTAGCAAGTACCCCTGCTTTAGAATTTAATAATAATGCATTAAGAGTCCAGGTTGATAACTCTACAATCGAAAGAGGTGTCGGCGGACTCCAAATAAAGCCTTCTTCACTTACCACTGACGAGATTAGTATCTCTGGTCTAACTGGTATCACTGTTCAAAACCTATTAACCAATGCTGGTCAAACGACAGATAACATCACTTCTGAAGGTTCGACTAATCAGTGGTTCACTACTGCGAAAGCTAACACTGCTATTGATAATAGAGTTGACTCTGACTTTGTTGAGGCTATTCGTCCTGCAGAAACCATTATGGCCCTTACCGGCGATGGCGCAAACTATTCCTTCACTGGTGATGGGTTCGCTTCCACACAAACTGATCCAGACCTTTACGTACAAAAGGGTAAAACCTACAAGTTTGAAGTGCAAGCTGGCCACCCACTTGAAATCAGAAATAGCTCTGGTGGGTCTGCTTATTCAGATGGCGTAACTAATAACGGTGGTTCTGGCGACGTCATTTGGACAGTCCCTATGAACGCTCCAGATCAGCTAGTTTATCAGTGTACAACGCACTCTAATATGCTAGGTAACATTTTTGTTGGCGCTCCTGTCGGAACAGACTTCTCTTCTGACGTGACTATATTCCAAGGTGATAGTAGTCCAAGACTTGGTATCGGCACCACTAGCCCAACTGAAGAAATTGACATTGTAGGGACTGCGCCTGTCATCCGCATGTATGACAAAGCGCAAACAAGTGCCGGCACTGTAACATATACGGGTAACGCATTAAGTTTAGACGCAACGACGAGCGTGCAAGCTAAAATTGGTGGGACGACTAAATTAGCTACTAACGCAAACTATACTTCAGTTGGGGCTTCTACTCTTGTAACTACTGATGTCCAGTTACATGTCGAAAAAACTGATACTGGCAATGAACCAATAGCAAGATTAGCAAACCCTGCAAACGCTGATGCTGTAATTTCTTTGGAAGCAACGGGCAGTAAATGGATTGTTGGTTCGGATTATACTAAGTCAAACGCTTTTGTATTGAGCCATAGAACTTCTGGAGCATCTTCTAGCCATAACACCACTGCGCTTTTGCAAGTCTCGACAGGCGGTGATGTGACAATGGGTGGCACAACTGTAATGGAGGCGGCTACCTTTAATGCAGGTAATACTGTGGCGTTTAATAATACTACGGGGACAGCTCCATTTACTGTGGCGTCAACCACAAAAGTAGCAAATTTAAATGCTGATTTGCTAGATGGCAACACTGGTGCATATTACAGAATCGATATTCTTGATTCTGATGGTACAATACTGAACGTATAAGGATAACTTAATGGCAAGTCCATCGTCGAGAGAAGGTCTTTTAAATCATTGTTTGAGAAGGCTCGGTGCTCCAGTTATTGAAATCAATATTGATGATCAACAACTAGAGGACCGCCTCGACGATGCTTTACAATTCTTTCAGGAATATAATTCTGATGCAGCTGTAAAAACTTACTTGAAGCATTTAGTTACGCAAGAAGACGTTAATAATGGTTATGTGACAGTGCCAGATTCGGTTTTATTCATTAAAAGATTATTCCCGGTCAATTCTTCAGGCACAACCTCATCAAATTTTTTCGATTTAAAGTACCAGTTATCGCTGAATGAATTATACGATTTAAATACATTTATCGGCGACTTGGCTTATTACGAGCAGATGAGACAATACGTTTCTTTGCTTGATATGAAGCTAAATGGACATCCACAGATTACCTTCAATCGTCACATGAATCGAGTGTTTATTCATGGCGAATTTGAACATCAAGAGATTAATGTAGGTAATTATCTAGTCTTTGAAGCTTATTCATCTATTGATGGTGAGTCCTATAATGATGTCTATAATGATATATTTTTAAAACAATATCTGACTCAGTTGATTAAGCAGCAATGGGGAACGAACCTCAGTAAGTTCGAGGGTATGCAGTTGCCAGGAGGCGTCACATTAAATGGTAAAATTATCTATCAAGAAGCTACCGAGGAATTATTACGGCTAGAAGAGCAAGTCAGGCTCAACTACGAATTACCCGCCGACTTTTTCTTAGGATAAAGTCATGCGAAACATATACATTTCCCAAAAAGTAGCTTCTGAACAAGACCTATACGAAAATATAATTATTGAGTCCATGCAAATTTATGGGCAAGAAGTACAATACATACCTAGAACTTTGGTAAATGAAGACGAAATCTTCGCTGAAGATGCTGTATCGAGATTTGATCGGGCTTATCAAATTGAAATGTATTTGGAAAATATTGATGGCTTTGATGGAGAACAAGAGCTATTCACTAAGTTCGGCGTCGAAATCCGGGATAGGGCAACCTTACACGTTTCTCGTAAAAGATGGAATCGAGAAGTTGGTCAGAACGTTGAGTACGATCGACCACAAGAAGGGGATTTAATTTATCTTACTCTCTCCAATCAAATATTTGAAATTATGAGAGTTATTGACGATCGCCCTTTCTATCAAATTCAAGATTTACCGACCTATCGAATGGAGATTGAATTGTTCGAATATAATGACGAGCAGTTTGATACCTCGCTGGAAATCGTTGACGAAGTCGAAACATTGGGCAATCGAATTCAGCTTACGCTTGCCCCTTCTTCCTCAAACGATTTCCAAATAGGAGAAAATGTTGAGTACTATGTGGACAGTGCTGATGGTATACGTCTTGCTGCTGAAATCGTCGATTGGGATGCTTCAAATAATTTATTGGAAGTGGCTCATGTTGGTTCGACGGATGGTAAATGGAGAACGTTTAGTGCAGGAAACACTATTACCTCGACTGAAACAAATATAATAAAAACAATAAATATTGTTGGGGAAGAATTACAGCAGGTCTTTAGTCAAAACGAAACGTTTGAAACGGTAAGTGATGATATAATTGACTTTAGTGAAAGCAATCCGTTCGGCGAGGTGACTTAAAAATGCTAAATAAACATTTTTACCACGAGAAGATTCGCAAGTGCGTTGCTATTTTCGGTACACTTTTTAACAATTTGTATGTTGTGCGTACAAATCAAAGTGGAGAGGTTATAAGCCAACTTAAAGTTCCTTTAAGCTATGCGCCAAAGCAAAAGTTTTTGGATCGTATCAGAGAAACTCAAGATATGGCTGATGCCAAATTGGCAGTTAAATTACCAAGAATGTCATTTGAAATTTCTGCTATGTATTTTGATCCTACACGGCAGCTACCCAAGACAAATAATTTTAGTGAACGTAACTACGAGAACGCACAAGTTAGGACTAAGTTTTACACCTCAGTTCCCTACATTATTAATTTTCAATTAAATATTTTAGCGAAAACCAATGTATATTCAGTTCATATTTTAGAACAGATTATTCCATTTTTTAATCCTGCATACACAATCACTATGAAACCTTTTCAGGAATATCCGACTATTACCGAAGATATTCCCATATCTTTAATCGGACTTTCATTTACTGATAATTATGAAGGTCAATTAGAAGATAGAAG